GGGCAACCAAAAAAAACACTTAAAGAGATAATTGCTGAAGAATATCGTAAATGTGCGTTAGATCCCGTTTACTTTATGAAAAAATATTGTGTAATTCAGCATCCGGTGAGAGGGAAAATACCCTTTCACCTTTATCCTTTCCAGGAAGAATGTATGACCGATTTTAAAGATAATCGTTTTAACATTATTCTTAAAAGTAGACAGTTGGGTTTATCAACTCTTTCTGCCGGCTTTATTCTTTGGAAGATGTTATTTAACCAAGACTTTAATGCGTTGGTTATTGCAACAAAGGTGACAGTAGCTAAAAACCTTGTAGAAAAGGTTAGAGTAATGCACGATTTACTTCCTGTTTGGTTAAGAGATGGAGGTAATAGTTCAGTTGAAGATAACAAACTATCACTTAAATTAAAAAATGGTTCACAGGTAAAAGCAATCGCATCTTCACCTGATGCAGGTCGTTCTGAAGCTCTATCCCTATTAGTTGTAGATGAGGCGGCATTCATTAGAGATATTGATGAAATTTGGTTATCAGCACAATCTACCTTATCAACGGGTGGTTCTGCTATCGTATTATCTACACCAAATGGTGTGGGTAACTGGTTTCATAAAATGTGGGTTGAAGCAGAAAATGGAACAAATGGATTTAACACTATAAAACTCCATTGGACATGTCACCCTGAAAGAAATCAAGAATGGAGAGATGAGCAGACACGCATTTTAGGACACAAAGGAGCAGCACAAGAATGTGATTGTGACTTTATTGGTTCTGGTGATAATGTAATAGACCCGCAGTTACTATTATGGTATAAAGAAACTTATATTATGGACCCGGTTGAAAAGACTGGATTTGATGGTAATCTTTGGAGATGGGAACACCCTAATTACAATAGACAGTATATGGTTGTAGCCGACGTAGCGAGAGGTGATGGTTCGGATTATTCAACGGCGCAAGTTTTAGATTTGGAAGATTGTTCACAAGTTGCAGAATATAGAGGTAAAATTGATACAAAAGATTTTGGAAACTTTTTAGTATCGTTATCAACAGAATATAATAACGCATTATTGGTTGTAGAAAACTCAAACGTAGGTTGGGCGACAATTCAGCAGTGTATAGATAGACAGTATGGAAACTTATTCTATATGAGTCAAGATTTAAAATATATTGATGTTGAAAAACAAATGAACAATCGATATTATAGAGATGAAAAGAAAATGGTTGCAGGATTTAGTACAACAACAAAGACTAGACCATTAATCATTTCAGCATTAGATACATATATGAATGAAAAGGAAATACTTATTCGTTCATCACGACTTATCGATGAATTATTTACCTTTATTTGGAATAGTGGTAGAGCAGAAGCAATGAAGGGTTATAATGATGACTTGACAATGGCTATGGCAATTGGATTATGGGTTAGAAATACTGCTTTAAGATTAAAACAAGAAGGAGTGGATTTAGCAAAATCAATGTTAGATTCATCTCAAGTAAAAAGATATGAAGGTATGATTACGACTAATCATTTAAAGAAAAATCCGTATGAAATGGAATTGAAAAGAGGTGAAAAGGAGAATTTACATTGGTTATTAGGATAATCTTATATTTATAGAATGAAACCTTAATAAAACATTATGAGACTTATAGATTTAACTCCACTAAAAGAAATGGATAATCCTTGTTGGAAAGGATATGAAATGGTAGGTACAAAGAAAAAAGATGGTAGAGAAGTACCAAATTGCGTTCCTATTAAAGAAAAGGTGGAAGATATTGAAGAATACGATGTAGTAAACGAAGATGATATGAAATCTTTCATCAAGTTTATGAGAGAATATGTTAGAGAATTAAATGAAGCAAGTTGCCCATGTGTATTTGAAGCAGAGTATCAGGGTAGAAAAGTTCAATTAGGTAAACCAATGCAAGGTGATGTTAAAAAGTTTAAAGTATATGTAAAGAATGATAGTGGGAATGTTGTAAAAGTAAACTTTGGAGACCCTAATATGAGAATTAAAAAATCTAACCCTGATAGAAGAAGAAGCTTCAGAGCAAGACACAATTGTGATAACCCAGGACCAAGATGGAAGGCAAGATATTGGAGCTGCCGTAAGTGGTAATTTGGTAAACCCAAAAAATTTTCGTATATTCTAAAAAATTTTATTTAGATGGCAGATAAATCAATATTCGGTAGGTTACAAAAACTATTTTCAACTAATACCATAATTCGTAAAACACCCGAAGGTGTAAAAGTCATTGATACAGATGAGTATCAGTCAATGACTACAAACCTTGTAGACCGTTTTATGAAATTAAAAGTATCTAATTATGCAGGCGGTGTAGAATCTGGTTTAGCATATCAACAAGTTCGTATCGACCTTTTCAGAGATTACGATTCAATGGATATGGACCCAATCATTTCCGCAGCACTTAATACATATGCAGATGAGTGTACTGCCAGAAATGAGTTTGGTAATGTTCTTAAAATTCATCATGAAGATGATAATGTAAAACAAATACTTGAAAACCTTTTTTACGATATTCTTAACATAGAACATAATCTTTGGATGTGGACTCGTAATTTGGTTAAGTATGGTGATTTCTATTTACAATTAGAAATGGCCGAAAATTTAGGTATTGTAAATATCCTACCAATGTCTACTTACGAAATGAGTAGAATTGAAGGGTTTGACCCAATGAATCCACAAAGAGTTAAATTCGTATATGCACCATATCAGAATCCATACAACGCAGTGGGGCAAACGGCAAAGAAAGAATATGAAAATTATGAAGTAGCTCACTTTCGTTTAAATGGTGATGCAAACTTCCTTCCATATGGTAAATCAATGATTGAAGGTGGTAGAAGGGTTTGGAAACAATTATCTCTTATGGAAGATGCTATGTTAATTCATAGAGTAATGAGAGCACCTGAAAAAAGAATATTCAAAATTGATGTTGGTAATATTCCACCAAACGAAGTGGATAATTACATGCAAAAAATTATCAACAACTCTAAAAAAGTTCCTTTTATTGATGAAAGAACAGGTGAATATAATTTAAAATATAATATGCAAAACCTTATTGAAGATTACTATATGCCAGTTCGTGGTAGTGATAGTGGCACTTCAATTGATACACTTAAAGGTTTAGAATATAATATGATTGATGATATCAATTATTTAAAAGGTAAATTGTTAGCATCTCTTCAAATTCCAAAAGCATTTTTAGGGTATGAAGAAGAAACGAATGGTAAAGCTACATTGGCTGGTATGGATGTACGTTTTGCAAAAACTATTGAAAGAATTCAAAGAATAATGATTTCTGAATTAACAAAGATTGCAATCGTTCACTTATACGCACAAGGTATTAATGATGAAAAACTAACATCATTTAGTTTAGAACTTACAATCCCATCTAAAATATATGAACAAGAAAGAGTTGAACTATATAACTCAAAGGTTCAATTAATTCAACAAATGCAACAAACAAAAATGTTTTCTAAGCCTTGGATGTATGAGGCTATTATGGGAATGGCAAAAGATGAGCAAGATGATATGACATTACAGGTATTAGAAGATGTAAAACAACAATTCCGTTTAACATCAATTGAAACGCAAGGTGTAGACCCGGCAAAAGAAACCGGAACAGAAGGACCTACAAATGTAGAAGAAGAAATTGCAAGAATAAAAGCAGAATTAGAAGAAGATGGTGTAGGTAGACCAAAAGATTCGGTAAGGTATGGTAAAGATGACCATCCGGAGGGTAGAGACCCATTGGGAATAAAAACTCTTAAACAAAAAGAAGGCTCTGTTCAATACAAACCGAGAAAAAATTCATATTTAGAAGTATTTAAAGATATGAATGGTGGAAAAAAGAAGATTTTGACAGAGAATTTGGATAAAGAGTAATAAACCAATAGAAAAATATATTTATATCTGATTAATTATATCAATTGATGAAAAAAATTAAACATTCGAAATTTAAAAATACAGGTTTTATATTTGAATTGCTTGTAAGACAGATTACGGCGGAAATAATTTCGTCCAACAAATCTGTAGCAGAAACTATTTTAAAAGAAAATTTTAATGGTAAAAAGGAATTATCAAAAGAATTGAAATTATATCAGTATTTGATTAATGAAAAATATAATTCCGAATCTAAAGCTGACCAATTTATTAACACAATTTTGGAAGCTAGAAAAAGATTAGATGAAAAAAAATTAATGAAGGAAAAATATAACCTCATTAAAGAAATTAAAGAAAAGTATGATATAGATGAGTTTGTAAAATCACCTGTATCTAATTATAAAGTGTTAGCATCTATTTATAAATTGTTTGAAGTAGTTACTACTGATGAACAATATGAACCGACGGATGTAGTTTCTTCTAGATTTACAATTGCAGAAAATATTATTAACACATCTATTCAAAATAAAGACCAAAAAATTAAAGATGCTGTATTAGAAGAATATAAAAAGCAAGATGAAGATTTAAGAGCAGTATCTTACAAATTATTAGTAGAATCATTCAATAACAAATATAAAAATTTAACAACCGAACAAAAAGGATTGTTAAGAGAATATATAAATAATATCAATAATACAGGTAAGTTAAATGAATACGTTTCAAATGAAGCATCTAAATTGATAGAGAGTTTAAAATTGGTTGGTTCTAAAATATCAGATAAAGTTACAAAAATCAAATTAGCGGAAACAATAGCAAATATTAAAAAAATAAAATCCGTTAAGAAAATAAAAGAGCAACATTTATCAGCAATGATGATGACCTATGAATTATTAAATGAATTAAAAAATGCCAGCAGTAAGTAAAGCACAACAAAGATTTATGGGAATGGTCCACGCCGCTCAAAAGGGTGAAGAACCTGCATCTCCAGAAGTAGCAAAAGTAGCAGCAGATATGGATAAAAAATCAGCAAAGGATTTTGCATCTACAAAACATAAAGGATTACCTGATAAAAAAGAAGAAGAAATTCAAAAAATTAAAGAAATCATTCGTAAAATGGTTAGAGAAAGAATGATTGA